GGGGCGCTCTGCCCCAACGGCACCTTCGAGATCGCCATCGGTCGTCTCCGAGCAGATGGCCGAGCTGGCGATCTCTGGATCACGTCGACGCCACGGGGTCACAACTGGCTCTTCCAGAAGCGAGGGCTTCTCAGGCTCTTCAAGGCGAAGACAGCACAGAACCCGTACCTTGACCGAGAGTTCGTTCACTCCCTTGAGGTTGCCTACACCGGGAAGTTCGCTGAGCAGGAGCTTGGAGGCGAGTTCGTTAGGTTCGAGGGGTTGGTCTACTCGGACTTCGACCGAGAGACCCACGTCAAGACCCTTCGGGAGATCGGGCTCGATTCCTTCAGGGACTTCGAGGAGATCCTGATCGGTGGAGACGAAGGATTCGTCAATCCCTCCGTCTTTCTGGTCATCGGGATCTATGGAGGAGGGGAACGAGCTCACATCCTCCACGAATTCTACGAGCGACGAGTCATCCAGTCAGCAGTGGTCGATGCTGCAGTCGGGATCGCCGCTGAGTTCGCTGGAGGCCGAGACGACCTGACCTTCTATATGGACCCTTCAGCAGCAGGCCTCAGCTACGAGCTCTCTCAGCGGAACCTCACAGTTCACAAAGCAGACCACACCGTCTTCGAGGGGCTCCAGTTCCTCCAGACCATGATCTCCCCTGAGCACCGGGGGTTCCCTGCTCTGACCGTCGATCCTTCCTGCGTCTGGACCATCCAGGAGTTCGAGTCTTACCAGTGGAAGGAGTCGGGGAGCTTCCGCAACGTGGACGGCACCAAGGAGATCAAGGATGAACCCCTCAAGCAAAACGACCACGCTATGGACTCCCTCCGATACGCCCTCTACTCCACCCTCGGGAAGCGACTCGGAGGGAAGCTCTTTGTCTAGGCCCTTCCTCCTGACTCCCGAACAGCCGGCTCCTCCCTATCCTGCGCAACTCCAACCTGGCCCCGTCTTCCGAGCCAGAGCCTTCTCCTCGCACATCGAGGATGATCGCTGGAGGGACCAACCAGAGCTCCAGCATACACTCGGTTCTCGTTCGGATCTCCAATCGATCAATCCCCCCTTAGTATCCCTAAGGGGAGGGGGCAAAGATTCCATACAAAGTGAATTAGGCACCTTCTACACCCCTTCTAATCTCTACCGATCCATTACCAAATGGTTAGGTAGAGCCCTGCTCGTTGCTGCCCTGCTCTGGATCTTCGTTCGACTCGCCCTTTACCTGGGAGCCTGACCTTGACCGTCCTGGATCTCGTGCCTTCTGCCTACCAGGCAGACTGGGCCGATCACATGGCGAAGCGAGCTGCAGGTTCTCGGGCCCTTATTTCTGACTCCTCAGATGTCCTCACCTTCCTGGGCCAAGGCTCCAAGTTCTCCCCTACGCAGAGCGGTGACTACATCGTCAACTCGAACAACGTGTTCGCTTGCATTCGGTACCGAGTCACTCTCCTTACCTCGCTTCCCATGCTCCTATACCGACTCTCTTCTCGAGGAAAGAAGACCGAGGTTACCGAAGGCGAGCTCCTTCGCCTCCTCAAGAAGCCGAATCCCTACTGGACCTGGCATCGCCTCATCTCCATGACCGAGCAGTGCCTTCTCCTCTGGGGCTCTGCCTTCTGGTTCGTTGACCGAGGGAACTCAGGGGTTGGTACTGCACGGGAGATCCACTGGGCCCGATCTGATCGAGTCCGAGTTGTTCCGAGCAGTGACCGCTCAAAGTACATCGCTGGCTTCATCTACACCTCTCCCTCTGGTCGAGAGATTCCCTTCCGACCAAGCGAGACGGTCTGGCTCCGGTACTCCAATCCCCTGGACGAGTATGCAGGCCTTGCTCCTCTCCTGGCTGCAAAGCTCGCTGCTGACACGGCCCGAGCTGCCGCTGCCTCCAACAACAACCTGTTCAAGAACGGGATCATGGCTGGTGGCCTGGTCCTCCCCAAAGAAGGTGGCAATCTCACCGTTGCTCAGGCTCAGGCGATTCAGGAGGATATGGAGCGACGGTTCAAGGGTCTCGATCAAGCACACAAGTGGGGCGTCCTACGGTTCGATGCTCGGTGGCAGCCGATCGCCTTGTCTCCTCGAGATGCCGAGTTCCTCGGCTCCCTCAACTGGAGTCTGCAGGAGATTGCTCGTGCCTTCGGCATTCCTGAGGATCTGGTTGGAGGACGCCGTACTTACGAGAACCGTCAGTCTGCAGAGCGAGCCATCTGGACCGATACCATCCGTCCTGAGGCGGTCTTCATCGCAGAGGAGCTCACTCAGCAGCTGCTGCCAATGTTCCCGGGTGAAGCAGACCTGATGGAGTTCTCCCTTGATGATGTGGACGTGCTGCAGGAAGACGAGAAGCTGCGGTGGACCATCACCAAGGAGAAGATCCTCCACGGCTGGGCCTCGATCAACGCCCTCAAGAAAGAAGCAGGCGAGGATACCGTTCCTTGGGGCGATGTCTGGTGGGCAACCAAGAACGTGCAGCCCATCGACTCCAACGAACTACCTGAGCCGGTCCTTCCTCCGGGCCTACTCGGTGGTCCTAGTGGTGACCCGGGTGCTAAGCCTGAGGGAGGGGACCCCAAGGAACCTCCCAAGGCTGATGAACCTAAAGAGGATCCCGAAGGGTCCTCAGGCCGCAGCCGGGTCACCTCTGGGACGATCGGGGAGAGAACCTCTGGTTCACTAGGCACGATCGGTGAGCACTTCCTCCTCCTGCCGAGTGGTCGAGCCATCGAGTTCGGGTCTGAGGAGCATGCTGCTGCATGGGAGAAGCGGCAGGAGCTCCTTGAGCCTCTGGAGGAGCGACTTACAGACGCCCTGGAGTCTCTATTCCGTCGGCAGCAGCAGGCAGTTATCGATCGGCTGCGGCTGAGCGACATCAAAACCTCTACTCGGTCCATCGAGGAAGCCACTGCAGACCCCTTCGCTAAGGAGCAGTGGATCAAGGAGTTCCGCACTACAGCCCGGCCCATCCTGCAGGACACCATTGGTACCTCTGGCCAAGCAGCCTTCGACGACCTACAGATGGGCACCTCCTTCGACTCCTTCGATCCCAACTCCGTTCGCTTCCTCGAGAACCGCACACAACGCTTCGCCACCGCCGTCAATGCCACCACCTACTCTCGACTCCAGAAGACCCTCGGTGAAGGCATGGCCAAGGGCGAAGGATTCGATCAGCTCAAGGAGCGAGTCACCAAGACGATGGGGGCTCGGATCCGAGATGCCGAGGCAATCGCCATCACGGAAGTCAACGGAGCAGCGAACGGCGGGACCCTTCTCTCCTGGAAGGAATCCGGAGTGGTCCTCGGGAAGACGTGGCTCGCTGCACTAGACTCCCGCACTCGACCTGAACATGCAGCAGCACATGGTCAGGAGGTGGAGCTCGACGCCCCTTTCTCGTAGGCGGGTATCCATGCGAGACTCCTGGTCAGACAGGGGTCGCTAAGCACGATATCCGCTGCCGCTGCACCATGCAACCAGTCGTTACCCAGGCCCATGCCGACTACCTCAACATCCTTGCTCAGGGTCCACCAGACCAAGCCTGGGACGCGATCCTGGCAAAGGGTTCCAAGAAGTTCAACGCCAACGTCTTCTTCGACGATCAGCTGGAGAAGGCCGCACTCTGGACCAAAACCAACGTTGATGACGCACTCCTCTCCCAAGCTAACTCCACAGCCGCCAAGGAGTTCGTCAGCTTCAAGATGGTCAAGACGGTCAGCTCCAAAGATCGGCTGGAAGTCGAGAAGGTCAAGGCAGCACTAGGAGGGAAGCCCACCACACCAATCGCAATCCGAGTCGATGACGAGCTCCTCATCATCAAAGGCCACGAGGATGTGGTCGCTGCGATGAGTCAGGGTCTCGACGGCATGGAGATGCGAGTCCTCAACCTTTCCAAGAAGGCTCCCTCAGTACCAGTCACTCCTCCAGTTGCACCACCCCCTCCTTTGCAGGTCAAGCCACCGCTCACCTTCGCCAGCCCTGCAGAGGCAGACGAGATCGTCAAGAAGCTCCTAACCTCAGGCAAGCTGATCGGAGACACCTACGACCTAGAACAGGCCGGGTACCTCAAGCTCAAGCTCCTGAAGACCAAGATCGAGACCAAGGCCTACGAGCTCAAGCTCAACGGGAAAGATCAAGCTGCCGACCACCTGCAACTCTCCTGGACCCAGCTCGATGAGGCCCAAAAGAAGCTCCTGCCCGGGGCACCCCCGACTCCGACGATACCAACACCGCCTCCTCCAGCTCCATCGATGGGCTTCCCTGCTTCCATCTCCGAAGTCAAGTTCGTGAAGGGGCTCGGAGGTTCTACTGGGGCAGAGCTCGTCGAATGGAACGGAAAGCAGTTCGTTCGGAAGCAAGGAGCCTCAGCTGCCCACCTCAAATCCGAAGCTGCAGCCGACCGTCTCTACCAGGCAGTTGGCATGCAAGTCCCCGACTTCCGGCTGTACGAAGAGGGAGGGAAGGTTTACAAGCTGGCGGAGTTCCAGCCAGGGATCACCCTCGATAAGGCAGCAGGGGCCCTGAAGACACAGACCGAAGAGACCATCCGGCAGGGCTTCGCGATGGATGCTCTGCTGGGAAACTGGGACGTTGTCGGGCTCCAGTCCGACAACATCCTGATCGATGGCCCTAACGTCTTCAGGATCGACAACGGAGGAGCCCTCTCCTTCAGGGCGCAAGGGGCGAAGAAGACCGCTGATCAATGGGGAGCAACGGTCAACGAGCTCCAGACCATGCGAACGGCGAAGAACGCTGCTGGAAAGATATACGGGAGCGTCACTGACCAGCAGATCGTCGACCAGATCAACACCCTGATCCTACCCAACCGAAAGAAGATCCTTGACGCCGCTGCTCTCCACTCACCTAACGACCTTGACATCCTGAGCAAGCGGATCGACTACCTGGAGAACTGGGCGAAGACCGCAGTCCAGACACCAGCACCACAGCAAACCACTCAGGATCTTCTCAACGTCGGACTCTTCACCAAGAGCGAAGTCAACAAGCTCATGCCCCAGCTTGACAACCTGACTCTTCAGGAGCTTGAGCAACTCAAGGCCAAGATCGACCAGTCGGTTCCGATCCTCATCGACTGGAACGACGTCAAGGACGACTACTTCAAGGTCAACGCCAAGATCGCCCAACTCAAGACCGGATCGATCCCGACGCCTCCCGCTCCGCAGATCGCCAAGAAGACTGTTCCCGAACTCGTCCAGCAGCCTGGCAGCCTCTCTGGCTTGGACCTCCAGCAGCTCACACCTAGCGAGCTCACCCTGCTGGAGTCCGAGATCAACCTCCAGAAGGCGAAGGGGGTCCTCGGGGCGGCAGACAAGGCCCATGACATCGCTCGCCACAAGAAGTTCCAGAAGGTCGTCGCTAACCCGGAACATTATACCGTCACCGACTTAGAGAAGAGCCTCCTTTACGCGAAGAAATGGGGGCTCACTACTGAGGAGGGCATCCTAGACAAGGCGATCCAGGTCAAGAAGGCACCTCCTCCGCCACCTCCAGTCTTCCAGCAGCCGACACCGCCGCCACCTCCTCCGAAGCCTCTGCCAGTAGCAGTCAAACCAGCGACTACGATCAAGGAGGCGAAGGAGACCCTCGATCAGATGGGGGCGAGCCTCATCATCGATGCAGATGCTCCGCTCCAACTCGAAATCTCCAACTCAGTCATCGAGGCATTCGATGACCTGATGAACCAAGGCATCTCGGTCAAGGGCATCCCAGTCCACATCACCAAGATGCCGCCGACCCACACTGGGTACGCCGAGGTCAAGAACGGCGTCCTCAAAATCTACGCTGACAGCCCGTACTGGAAGCAGGACCCGCAGTTCATCGCTGGCCTCAACGCCAAGAACTGGTTCACCGTCAACTCACCGAAGGGCATCATCCAGCACGAAGTCGGTCACTTCCTTCACTTCCAGAAAGACCCGAACAACATCAGCCTCGCCTTCGGGAAAGTCAGCAAACACGTCATCAAGGAAGCGAAGGTCGAGGTCAGCGCCTACGCCACCTCCAACCAGGTCGAGTTCGTCGCTGAAGTGTTCACGGGCCTCGTCAACGGCAAAACCTTCAGCCCGGAGGTGATGAAGTATTACCAGAAGTACGGAGGCCCCGAAGTCCGAGGGATCCCGCTTCGCAGAGGCGGTACCCAGTTCGGACGGGTACCGCTTCCACCTCAGGCATATCGAGTCGAGAAGACCCTTGAGGAACTGGACGTGATCCCATCTCAGGTGTTCGGTACCGTCGATCCGCTAGATCACGCTGCTCGAGCCTCAAGGATCAAGAATCACACCAATCCCTACGGTCTCACTGACAAGCTCAGAGAGGCTACCAAACAAGCTCGCACTACCTTCACCTCTCAGGAGCTCAATGCCCTCCAGGACTACACTGGGTACCTCTACACCGACATGAACAAGCTCGCTCGGAAAGGCATCGGCGCTCATGCGGGAACCACGGCCAACCTCGTCGATCACGCGGACCGGGCCCTAGACAAGTCTCGTCTTCCGGTTGATCTCAAGGTCTACCGGGGCACCAAGTTCAAGTCGGGATTCCCACCTGAGTACCAGAACCTCCAGCCAGGAGACGTCCTTACCGACTGGGGGATCGGCTCTACCTCTCTCGACGCTTCGGTAGCTTCCAGCTTCTCCAGCTCGTATGGAGATGCAGTGATCTTCGAGATCCTCGCTCCTGCCGGGTCTAAGGGACTCTACGCGAAACCCTTCTCCCAGCACAAGAGCGAGGATGAGGTCATGCTACCTCGAGGAGCCTCACTCCTTGTCCACTCGGTTACTAAGTCTGGCACCAAGCTTCGGGTTGTCGCAGAGCTCCTAGGAGGATAACTTGGATCCAACACGCGGGGGGTACCCTCCCTCCTTCGCCGAGGATGACGAGGTGATGGTGAAGGCGGTGATCCAATGCCGCCTCTGCCGGCACCTTCAGCGAGGAGACTCCAAGCAGACCTGCACTGCCTTCCCCAACGGCATTCCTCTCGCAATCTGGGTAGGGAGGCACGACCATCGACAACCCTACCCCGGCGACAACGGGATCCTCTTTGACCGAAAGGATCCGCTGTGAGCAGAAGGCACGCCTTCTACGAGGAAGCTAGATGAGCACCGGTGCCCAATGTGCTTTCTGCCGCCACTTCCGAGAGGATACCGACGAGCCTACCTGTGATGCCTTCCCCTCTGGCATCCCGACTGAAATCTTCACTGGACAGTTCGACCACCGCCGTCCATTCGAGGGAGACCAGGGGATTCGTTTCGAGCCTGAGGAGGGAGCTCCCTCCTCTTTCAGCCTGGAGGGGGCACCTCAATGACGAAGCAGTTTCTACGAGCACATCTCCGAGCCAAGCCAGAGGGGGCTGACTCCGCCAACGCCCAGGCCCTGGAGTTCGTGGCTTCGACCGAGGGGATCAAGCGGGACGGGATGAGTCTTAGGGCCGAGGACTGGTACCTGGACAACTTCCGGAAGAACCCAGTCTTCCTCTGGGCCCACGACTACATGGGCCGGAACCTTCCGCTGGGCCGAGTCGAGCTCAAGTTCGAGGGGACGGACATGATCGCTGCCGTCACCTTCGACGAGGCGGATCCCTTCGCCCGAGAGGTGAAGCGGAAGTACCAGGACGGGTATCTCCACGCCGTCAGCGTTGGCTGGGACATCATTGACCGCCGCACCGGTCAACGCGCTCGGAAGGACACTCCCGAGATCCAGTTCATGTACGACCTGCTGGATGTGAGCGGCGTTCCGGTGCCTGGCGATCCGGACGCCCTGAAGCGAATGGGAGCAGCAGGGCTTCGGTCCATCCTCGGGGAACTCGGAGTTGATCAGCTTCCGCTCCAGGGCGACAACCCCTTCCTCGATCCCGAGTTCGTCAAGCAGCTCGTCGAGGGGCGGGAACCTGAGGAACCAAAGATCCGAGCAGTTCCGCCTCACAAGGCCGAGCTCGCCGACCCCTCCACTACCCTGAGGGTCCTGGAGCTCAGCGCTCTAGAACCCGAGGCCAAGCGTGCCGCTCATGCTTGGTCGGACAACACACGGTACCTCTTCCCCCACCATAACCCTGATGGGACGACCGTCTGGCGAGGAGTTGCGGCTTCGATGGCCCAACTCTACCTGAACGACTTCGGGCTCTCCGAGTCGGACCGGCGTCTGGTCTACACCCACCTCTCCCGGCACTACACGCAGTTCGGGAAGGAGCCGCCTGAATACCTGGATGGCTCCTTCGTCGAGGCGCTCACACCGGTGGAGGTTCGGGGGCTGTTCCTGAGTGGCGAGGCAGAGCTCCTGCCTCATCTCTTCAGGGCCGGGGCTTCTCTCAGTCGTCGGAATCGGGACGACGTCCAGAAGGCTGCTGACCTCCTCAACGGCCTGCTGGAACGGACCGCCAAGGAGACTGAGGCAGAACGGGAGGAGGCCGAAGAAGAGCAGGCTGTCGAGGGCCTGCAGCGACTCAAGGAACTGCTCGTCCTTCCGGCGAGCAAGTAGGGGCCACCGGCCTAGCACTTGGGAGAGCCCAACGCCATGACTAGCATCGAGGAAGTCGCGAAGGACGTGCAGGACCGGCTCGAATCCATCGGCAAGGCGGTCGAGCCGGAGCAGCTGAAGACCCTGATCCGCACCTGCCTTGCCGATCTCAAGGACGACGATCCTGAGTTCCAGAAGATCATGGCCGGCGCCAAGTCGGACCCGGAGCTGATCGGCACCAAGTACGCCCGCTGGGGTCTGCAGGTCGCCGACGTGGAGTTCCTCTACGAGCTCCAGGACACCCTCCGCACCCAGCGTCGGGTCAACGGTGGCGTTTACTCCGGCCCCTCCGAGACCCTCACCACGGCCTTCCGGAACATCTCTGAGGCCAGGTACCTCACCGACGCCGAGGTTCGGGAGATCGACAAGAAGGCCATCGACGACCTCTTCCCCAGGATCCCGAAGAACTGGGTCAACGGCACGGACCGCATCCTTGCCTCCATGGGTCGGTTCACCGACATGGCCGCCTACCAGCGGGCCATCCGGGCCATGGACACCGCAGAGTCCGGCTTCGGCCAGCAGCTGGTTGGGGCTCAGTACCAGCGGGATCTCTGGGAGGCGTCTCGGGCTGAGAGCCGCGTCGCCAACCTGATCGACACCTTCGAGATGACGGACGCCACGGCCTACATTCCGGTCGAGGTGGACATCCCGGAGCTGATCTGGGTCTCGGAGTCTACGACCAACAACGCCTCGGCTTACGCTACCGTCAAGACCGGATCCAACCGGGTCCAGATCGACGCCAAGAAGTTTGCCATCCACCAGATGTGGTCGGGGGAGATGGAGGAGGACTCCATCATTCCGTTCGTCCCCTTCCTCCGACGGCAGGCGACGCTGGCCCTCGCCCACTACATGGACTCCCTGGTCCTCAACGGTGACACCACCAACGCTGCCACCGGCAACATCAACCTGGACGACGCCGACCCGGCTGACACCAAGCACTACCTCGCCTTCGACGCCATCCGCCACGCCGCCCTGGTGGACAACACCGGGAACTTCCTCGACGTCGACGGCCAGATGACCCTGGACCACTTCCGCCGGACCAAGGGCCTCATGCTCGACCCCACCCGGATTGTCGACTGGGGCCACCCGACCAACAACGACGATCTGGTCTTCGTGGCCGATCCGGAGACTGCTGACCAGATCGCCATGCTGGATGAGGTGATCAAGGTCAAGCAGATGATGGGGGCCAACGCCAACCTGCTCGGCGGCGAGGTCGGTCGGATCATCGGCCACCCGGTCATTAGCTCCATGGCGGTCAGCAAGACCGAGGCCGACGGCAAGGTCAGCACCACCGCCGCCAACAACATCAAGGGCCAGGTCGTTGCCTTCAACCGCAGGGGGTTCAAGATCGGGTGGCGACGCCGGATCAAGATCGAGACTGAGCGGCTTCCGGCGACCGACCAGACTCGCATCGTCTACACCCTCCGCGCCGGCTTCGGCCGGTTCACTCCCACCGGCGCTGCCTCCGGCATTGAGGCTGCGGTGGTCCTGGGGAACGTCACCATCTAGCTCTCGGCCCGTTCGCTTTGACCCCTCATCGGCCTGTTCCTGTAGCCAGCCCTACAGGAACAGGCCGGATAGGACTGATCCACCATGACCCAGATCACGCCGGATACCTCAAAAGGACAGCTCGTCCCCTTCGTCTTCGGTCAGGACGCCGTCGCTGCCTCCCAGACCGATGTGCAGCTCCCGGTGGTCGCCGGGGAAGCCACCCAGGTGATCGACGGGTATCCCATGGCCTTCCCCTACGAGGTTGTTGGCATCAGCGCAGCCCTGTCGGCTGCAGCTACTGCCGGTAGCCTGGCAATCGGTGCCAGTCTCGGTGGCACCGAGGACGCTGACTCCGTCCTGACTGTCACCACTCAAACCAACCACTACAAGCGCATCCCGCGAGGGAAGATGAGGGGAGCCGCTGGAACCCGGCTCGGCGCCGAGATCACGACCACCGGCGCCTGGGACGGGACCACAGCAGACCTCGTCGTTGTCATCTGGGCGATCGTCTACCTCACCGGCGTCTAGGAGGGAGGTGATCCAGTCTACCCCGCGTCCGTTATGTAGAGGGAGGAGCATCACCATGCCTCGGTACAAGGTCCAGCAGGACTACCGCTCCGGACTCGGAGCCTTCAGCAAGGGAGATCGAGTCGAGCTTGACTCCACCTACGCCGCTCAGATCAACAAGGACTCCCCGGGCACCCTGGAGTACGTCTCCGGCGACGAGCACGGCACCGGTCCGATCCCGACCTCTGATGGTCTCCGCGGTCCCGTCGACGGCTCGGACCGGATGGACGGGATCCCACAGTCGGAGAAGGAAGCCGCTGAGCGCTCCTTCCCCGAGGTCCCGGCCCATCTGCCTGAGGCCGACGATCAGTTCCGGCCATCACAGCGAACCCCGAACTCCGCCAAGACCGGCACCATGGACGAGCCGGCCGATCGGGCGGACGAGCACGTGGTCGACCCAGAGACCGGGGAAGTCAACGAGGAGCTGGCCGAGGAGGCCGGCGTCGAGGGGGCAGACGAGAAGAAGGACGGTGACAAAGGCAGCGGTGACAAAGGCAGCGGTGACAAAGGCAGCGGTGGCGAGGGCGGCACTCGGGTCCAGACCTCCGGCCAGAACCGCCAGGTCACCTCAGCGTCCACACGAACCACCCCCAAGAAGACCACCAACTTCGGGCCCATCGATCACACCGTCTTCCACGCCGTCTTCAACTAGGGCTCTTCCGGAGCCCCTCCCTCCGGAGAGCCAGTCTCTCCCTCGCTGAAAGGCGTTCCTATGCAGATCGGGAGCCACAAGGTCACGATCGACACTACCGGGGGTGCTGGGGCTGCCACCGGTGAGGGATCGACACCCATCATCAACGGCTTCCTCCTTGACATCTCCTTCCAGTTCCACGCCTCCGCCCCGGCCACTACCGACGTCGTGGTGACAGCTCCGGCCAGCAACGACGAGACTACCCTCGCCCAGGCCATCCTGACCCTCACCAACACGAACACCAACCAGCCTCCAATCAGTCCCCGCAAGGGGACGGTAGACAATGCCAATGCAGCGTTGGCCGGGCAGAACGAGCCCTTCCCCCTCAATGGGAGGCTCAAGATCGCTGTCGCACAGAGCAATGCCTTGACCGGATGTGTCATTGCTCGAGTTCGATACCTGAGTCTGTAGCATGTGGGAGCTGCTGATCCCCGGTGTATTCGGGAAGAGGGCTGCTGGTCCTCCTGCCGTTATAGCCTGGACCGACCTCGGGGTGAATGCCACGATCGCCGCCGAGGGCACTGCCGACGCCCGCACGATCTGGACGATTGAGCCGTTCTCCGGCAAGCTTTACCTGGGCCACGGCAACTACACCGTAGACTCTGGCCCCTGTGACATCATCGCTTGGGACCCCGCTACCGAGGCATACGAGACGGCTCTGGCCAGTGTCGAGGTCGACGCCATCACGATCATGCGAGTGATCGACAACGTGCTCTACGTCATCGGCCAGGACACAACCGGAATCGGTAACACAGACTACGCCACCTTCGACGGGACGACTTGGACCGAGGTGGACCGGGCCTCACTGGCCCAAGACCACCTCTTCGACGTTCAGGAGTTTGGCAGCTCGCTCTATATCGGAGGCCAAATCGACGGCACCGCCTTGGCGACGGTCTGGCGTAGCACCGATGGTGGAACGACTTGGACAGCCGTCGAGACAACCGGCACGGACCAACGGACCTACCTGCTGATGGTGCACGGGGGCTGGCTCTACGCTCAGACGATGCACACCACCGGAGGTCCTAGATCCCTTAGCCGTCGGACCCAAGACGGGACCACGTGGTCTGACGGTCCGGATCTGCTGGCCCAGAACCTCGGCTCCGGTTGGAAGTCGTACTCACTCGCGAACGGGGACGCCTGCTTCCTGACGAAGGGCAACTACAACACCAGCATCGTCCCGATTGCCAACGCCACTAACTACCCCGTACGCTTCGATGGGGCAGCGTCGGAAGTCCAGGCGTTCGGGCCAGCGTGGGACTGGACGAAAGCAGGAGACTGGATCTACTGCCTATTCCAGGATCAGACGATCCGGGCGACGCAGGACCTGGTTTCCTGGTTCTTGATCGCTGACGACGCCCCAGCAGCAGGTCGCTCGATTGGGGTTCTCGACTCCCTAGTCTACATCGGAACTACCGACAGCAAGCTTTGGAGAGGAGAGATCACGGTCCCTGAGACTCCGGACAACACCCTGCTGTTCGAGGGCCAGCCGCTCACCTTCGAGGGCTCGCCATTGCTTTACGAGGAGGGTTAGCGATGCCCCTTGTCGCAGGCGACCTCGTCAAGGCGACTGGGACCGGCAACGACATGGAAGCCGCAGTTGCCGGGACCGATTATTCAGCCCCGGACCACACGCACAGCAACCCGGCTGATATCCCGTTGGTTGAGCACTTCGTCTCCGGCTCGACCGGAGACGGCACCCTTGGCAAGAGCGGGTTCAAGTTCTTCTCTGGCACCGTGACGCTGGTCGCCGCTGAGGCGGGGCACCCCGGCATCCTCCGCCGCAGCACTGGCTCTACGTCAGGCGTGTCCGCCTCCACCTGGGCGCGCGGCGCCTCCACCGACTCGCAGATTCACTCCTCCGACGATTTCGACGTCACCTTCCGGTTCCGCCTGAACACCAACGACGCCAACACCACCGTCGTGATGGGGCTGACGGCGAACCCCGGGTCTATCTCGGCGATCAATATGATCCACGTCGAGAAGCTGGATGCCGATACGGAGTGGTTCGGCGTCTGCCGAGCCGCCAACGTCCAGACTCGCACGGCTGCACTGGCGGTGGTGGACACAGACTGGCACGACATCCGCATCCGCCGCAAGGACGCCGCGACGATCTCGTTCAGCATCGACGGGGGTGCCGAGGTTGACCTCGCCACCAACGTCCCCTCGGCGGCACTGGCGCTGTACTGGGTTATCCGGAACGCCGCTGCGGCCGACAAGACCATCGACATGGACATGGTCAAGCTCGGTATCGCGGGTCAGTCACTCTAGCTCAGGAGGAGTCACTCCGATGAACGTCCTGGTCCACCTCGCCAATTGCACAGCGATCAACGGCGGCATCTTTGCCTCCATCCACATCTGCTGCTCGACCGGGCAAGAGTTCGGGGCCGACATCCAGATCAACTTCGCCAACTCGAGTACCCAGATGAACTCGGCGATCCTCGCTCGTGCCCAAGCCGTGCTGGTCGAGCAGGGCGTAGCAGGAGCCGCAGGAGCCACCTACAAGCTGTTCGGCGGCGCCGCTTAGTCAAAGCTCCCGAGGAGACTCCATGGCCATCACCAATGGATACCTCACCCGAGAGGAGTTCCAAGCCCTCCTCGGGAACATTGACGAGAAGCAGGTGGCGGCCATGGACCTGGCGATCGAAGGTGCGAGCCGCTGGATCGACGACTACTGCGGCCGCACCTTCTACGCCCAGGATGCAGTCACTCGATACTACACACCTCGGTACTACGACATGCTTCAGGTGGACGACCTCCGAACCGTCACCTCCCTCCAGACCGACGAGGATGAGGACGGCACCTACGAGTTCACCTGGGCCTCCACCGACTACTATCTGGACAACTACGACAACTCGGAGTTGTACAGCCTGATCAGAGTCCGGCCTAATGGGGCCTTCCTCTTCCCTCGAGGAGCCAGACGGTCGGTGAAGATCATCGGGAACTTTGGGCCCTCAGCAGTTCCCCGAGCCATCGCTCAGGCCTGCCATCTCCAGGCCAACAGGTTCATGAGGAGGAAGGACTCGCCATTCGGGGTGATGGGCAGCGTGGAGCTGGGACAGCTCAAGACGATCACCAAGGTCGATCCTGACGTGCAGCAGCTGCTCGCTCCGTACAGACGCCTTGACATATTGGACATTTGATCCAAATGGAGAGTGTAGAATGCTCCTCCTATCAGCCCCGTTTCCTTTGTATGGAACTTTATCCCCCTTACCTTAGGTATACTAAGGGGGATCCTATCACAATTGCGATCCGAACGAGACCACGGAGGATTTGCAGTGGCTGCAACCATTCGAATCAAGGGCTTCGCAGAGCTCAGAGCGAAGCTCGGAGACCGAATGATTGCAGGCCCAACTCGTCGATTCCTCAACCGTTGGAGCCTCATCGTTCTGCATCGAGCCCGTCAGCTAGCTCCAATCAATCGGGGACGCCTGAGAGGCAGCATCACCAACGAGTTAGCTCCGGACTACGTGCCCCTCTGGGCTCGGGTCGGTACCAACCTGCCCTACGGCCGGTACATGGAGCATGGGACTGGCCTCCTCAACGACCAAGGAGGAGGGTCTCGGCACTGGCCACCCGGGGAGGCACTAAACCCCTGGGCCCGACAACACGGCTTCACTGGCCCTAACCCAGGGTACGCAGTGGCTCGAGCAATCGGGCTGAGAGGAGGGCTACGACCCAGACGATACCTTCGAGGAGCTGTTGAAGAGTCCGTTCCGCACGTCCCATCCCTCCTGGAGATGATGGCACGCGACATCGAGAGGACAGCCCCACAGTGAGCACTTCTGGTGAGGTCGTGAGGGCACTGCACCAAATCCTCCGACCCGTCCCTTTCGTCACCATCCCCGAACTTCCGCCGGAGAACATCACCTCCGACGGGATCACCTGCATCATCTACCCGGGCACAGGGACCTTCAAGCTCGGCTCTGCTTCTGGGTCCCGAGGCGTCCAGATGATGTGGCTGGACCCCTCGGCCTACTTCGTTGAGTTCCACGTCAAGCGGCAGAATCTCCCGACGGAGATGAGACTCCTCCAGGACCTTCCCGATCTGGTAGGCCGTCTCATCGTCGAATCCTTCACCAATCTCCAGGGGAAGCTCAGGAACACCGTCACGCAGTTCAAGGAGCTTCGGTACGAGCTCCGGCCGCTCGGCTGGGGGGAGGCAGACACCGTCGGGTACCGGTTCACCTTGGAAGTCAACTTGGAGCAGGAGGTGATCTAATGGCCAGCAAGGCCAGAGCCAAGACCCGAGACGAAGCTCAAGAGCCAGATCCCTACGCCCCTCTCGACCGAACCCCGATCGAGTACACCTGGGCGGGGCAGCCCGGCTTCCAGTGCCGTCACTGCCCCTTCAACACGCTAGAGGAGGTGAAGTACTGGGCACACGTCAACGACCTCGCGATCCACCCAGACCCAGTGAGGCCAGAGGAGGACGAGCATGCCTCGAGTGAGCATCCCGAAGACGACAACTCCGAGTCCGAACCCAACGGACGGGGCGACGGTGACGTGGACGGCGGCTGACGCCACCAACCTGAACCAGTTCCTGCTCACCGGGCGGGAGATCCTCCTGGCTAGGAACACTGGAGCTGGGGCTCGCACCGTCACTGTCACCTCAGCTCCAGATGCCCTGGGTCGGACCGGGCACATCACCGCTGACTCCATCGCTGCTGGTGCCACCCACGTCTACGGACCCTGGCCGAACCTCACCGGCTGGATCCAGTCCGACGGGATGCTCTACTTCGAGGGGAGTCACGCTGAGATCGAGTTCGCTGTCCTTCTCCAGCCCTGACCCTCCCAGGGCCTAGTCTCGTCCGTCGTCTAGCTCAGAGGAGAACCGGTCATGCCTACGAGTGCTGTCAGTGCGAACGGAACCCTCATGAAGCGGGGCGATGGGGGAGGCAGCGAGGTCTTCACCACCATCGCCGAGGTGAAGGACATCACCGGCCCTGGCGTCGCTCTGGGCACAGAGGACGTGAGCTCCCATGACTCCGGGGCCTGGCGGGAGTACATCCCGACGCTCAAAGAGGGCGGTGAGGTCACCTTCGACATCAACTATTTCTCCCACACCACCCAGGACAACATGTGGACCGACTTCGACAACCGGACCAAGCGGAACTTCCAGCTGGTCCTCCCCACCAGCCCGGCGGAGACCTGGTCCTTCTCGGCCTACGTCACAAGCTTCGAACCGTCAGCGCCGGTGGAGGGGGCACTGACGGCAGCACTCACCCTCCAAATTACCGGAGCGATCACGAAGGCCTAGCCCTCGCTCCTATCCCCTCTAGGAGGCTCCTTTGGAACCGAGAACCTTCCTCACACGCGAGCAGATCCTAGGGATCCAGGACGAGCAGACCAGAGACGTCTGGATCCCAGAGTGGAAGACCAACATCCGGATGCGCGGCCTCACCTCTGGCCAGCGGGACGCCTACGAATCCTCTCTGCTGGAGGGCAAGGGGAAGAACCAGAAGACCAACCTCGCCAACGCCAGGGCCAAGCTCGTGGTCCTCTGCTGTCTCAACTCCGATGGCACCCGCATGTTCTCCAATCGAGACGCTGAGATCCTGGCCGACAAAGCAGCATCAGCGATGGAGCGGCTCTTCGACGCTGCCCGTGAACTCTCTGGCATGACCGAAGAGGACATGGAGGAGCTCACGGGAAACTCCGGGACCGACCAGAGCGACGGCTCTTCCTCCGACTCTGCCTCGCCCTCGGGCGAACACAGTCTGAGCTAGGGGCGCAGCTCAGCTCAAGGGAGTGGACGGAATGGATCGCCTTCGACTCTCTTGAGCCAGTTGGTGAGGTTCGTGGCGACCTCCGCATCGCCACACTCACGGCTCTGGTCCACAACATGGTCGCGAAGTCCAAGAAGGGCCCGAAAGAGTTCATGCCCTTCTTGGAGCCCCTCGATCCAGAAGACACCCCCGACGCCATGAAAGCGAAGTGGTTAGCCGCCATCGCTCACATCCCGCAAGTCGACTCCGACGCCAGTCACACGCCGGAGGATTAGTGGCCACACTCGCGAAGCTTCTCGTTGAGCTGGGGATGGACAAGACCAGCTTTGACAAGGGTGTGGCCGGCACGAAAGCGACCCTCAACAGTTGGGCAGGGACGCTGGGGAAGTGGTCAGCGATCGCCTCAGCGTCCCTCACCCTGCCCCTGACCCTGATGGGGAAGGAGGCCGTTGGACTCGCTGTTGACTTGGGTGAGCAAATCAACAAGACCAACGTCGTGTTCGGGGATTCAGCGAAGCAGGTCACGGACTGGTCTACCACTACTGCAAAGGGCCTCGGTATCGCCCAGGTTGATGCACTCGCCTATGCCTCTACCTTCGGGAACATCTTCACTTCAATGGGGATGACCCAAAGCGCTGCTGCAGATATGAGTCAAGGGGTGGTCAAGCTCAGCGCTGACCTCGCCTCCTTCAACAACCTCCCCACTGCAGATGTCCTCGAGAAGATGCGGGCTGGTCTGACCGGTGAGTACGAGGGGCTCAAGTCCCTCGGCATCGTGATGACAGAGACCGAGGTCAAAGCGTATGCGATGGCTCAAGGGTGGGCTGCCACAGAGGATGCCCTGACCCCAGCTATGCTGGCCCAGGCACGCTGGGACCTCATGCTGCAGAAGAGCGCGAACGCCACCGACGACTTCTCCGAAACCTCCGACAGCCTGGCCAACCGCCAACGGATC